GCTTTAACAGGTTTATCAGGCATGACCATTTTACGTGGAGGCACAGCTCGCATCTTTCGGCGAGCACGGCGACGACGGACACTTCGAGATACCATATTCTTTAAATAATTTAATAAATTTTTCAATTCACACGCGGGCGAACCACGCGTGACACCCACCAGTACATGTAATTAGCTGGCCCCGCCGCGCCCTTTAGACATGGTGCGCGGCTGCTTATCGGCCAATTTGACGCTACCGCGGTGAACGACATCCAACATAGTGGGTCGTTCAACCCGCAATAGCGGTAACATCCTCTTTAGTCGACACAACGTATTGATTTTTACAACACGTTGTTCTAGATCAAATAACTCACCAATAGTCAACTCCATATTATCGGCGACGACGCGATAGGCCAACACCACATCCACAGGGGCACTATAAGCATCAGTAACACTCGATAAATATGGTTTATCGACCTCACACGCAACAGCGTACTTTTCAATAATCTCCTCAGTCAACTCTGTACGCAACTTGCGCACAATCAATTGACATAAAGGCGTCAACAATGGAGTCCGTGGATCGCATGCAAGCAACCCATAAGCTTTACGATATAAAGCAACTTTCATTGGAACATGCCCAGGAGACATGGACAGATGCAATTTCGACAACTGACGTCTAACCTCCGCAACGCTATCACCATTAACCCATGGATCACAATATAAGCGACCCAAAAAGGGGACATGGGAATGCGCAGACAACGCCTCACATTTAATAGTCATGCCAAGTCGTGACACGACCACGCTCAAATTTTTAGGGGGTAAGTCATAACTAACTCCATCATCCCCGCCATAGAGTCCCAACGCTGCCCAAGCAGCGTGAGCATCCAGCGTCCGACGATATGCAACATAACTATTAAATGCATTGGCTATGCTATTACGATCTGATGTAGAACTAGACCCAGATAACGTTGATTCTCCTGCATTATACCGGATGCCACGGCTAGTAAACGCAGTGGCATTACGCTCTTTCGCCAACAACGACGTCAACTCCATGTGATAGCACCGTGCAAAAGCACGGTGCAAACACATAGAGTAAAGTTGCTGATGCAATTTAGACATCGTGGCATCAAAGGAAGTATAATCAGTCGTTAAAGCAAACAATGATTTGCATGCTTTATCAACCATAACCTCAGCAATCGCTCGCGGATGCATACCAAACGCATACCAGTGGCATCCTTTCAAAACGTATCTCTTGAACACGTGACAATACGTGCCCAATCGAGCGTTATGAGCCATAGGTAAGGTGGATATATTGCGAGGCGCTGAAATCTTCAAATAAGCCTCAGCCTTCTGAAAAGACCGGACTACCCACTTAGAGTCAAACCAGAGAACATTGCGACACGCTTGGAACAAGCTGCGCTGACTAGGCCGTTGTAGGGCCACGCGCCACTCGTCAACAGAGTCTGGTGCTAAACATCCAACTCTGGGCACTAAAAACTCACCAAACTCTCGCATACACTGGTAATAAAACAATGGGAATGAAGTAACCTGGTTACGGGGTCCATTAATCCTATGTTCAACTGTAGCGGTCTCATTATTAAAAGACCGTCCAGGAACAAAGGCAGCATCAGGTCCAAGAAAAGGGGAAAAAATCTCTCGACCTACAGGTTTAGCATCTTCAAACACCAATGGACGTAACGTCTGATAACACAACGTGTCCAATACAGGTGCCGGCCGGGGCCGATTACGCAAAACGTCATACACTATAGCGGCCTGATCCAGGCTGATTTGATCATCATAATGTCGGATAATACGTTCCACGTCCCCCAACTGCGGTTGGGATGATGCGTCCATACGTATCTGACACGAGACAAAGCATTTATCACTAATAGTTGCCGATGTGTAATCACCACAACGG